TATCCGCAGTGGTTCGCGGAGCAGGACCGGTTGGAGCGGATCGACTGGTGGTATCGGTGGCGGCAGGAAGACATCCGTATCCCGCGCAACGCCACCCCGGAGCTTCGCCAGTTGGCGGAGCTCAGCAAGGTGCCGTGGTTGAACCTCGTCGTCACGGTGTGCGCGCAGGCCATGTACGTCGACGGTTACCGCAGCGGGCTGGACGAGCCGAACGAGCCGTCCGACGGTGAGTCACCGGCTCCGTCGCCGTTGTGGCAGACGTGGCTGGCGAACGGCATGGACCGCCGCCAGATCGGGCTACACCGGGCAGCGTTGGCCTACGGGTACGCGTTCACGAAGGTGTTGCCCGGGGTGGACCCGTTGACCGGGGACAAGCGGGCAGTGATCCGCGGCGCCAGTCCGCGGAAGCTCTTCGCGGTGTTCGAGGACCCGGCCGAGGACGACTGGCCGCAGTACGCGATGCAGGTGCTGTCCTCGAAGGGGGACCGGCACGACGTGTTGGTGTTCGACGACCAGGCCGTGCACACCCTCACCATCGAGGACTCCGGCACCAAAGTCACCTACCAGGACTTCCGCCTGCACGACGCCGGGGTGTGCCCGATCGTCAGGTACGCGAACATGCTCGACCTCGAAGGCCGCGCTAGCGGTGAGGTGGAGCCGTTCATCCCGCTGGCCGCGCGGATCAACCGCACGAGCTATGACCGTATGATCACCCAGCACTTCTCCTCGTGGAAGGTGCGGACGGTCGCCGGCATGGCCGAACCGGACACCGAAGAGGACGCGGTCCGCGCGAAGCTCCGGCTCCGCCAGGACGACCTCCTCGTCGCGGAGGACCCCGACACCAAGTTCGGCACCCTCGACGAAACCCCCCTCGACGGGTTCATCGCGGCGCACCGCCACGACGTGGAAACCCTCGCCGCCGTCTCGCAAACCCCGACTCATGAGCTCACCGGCCAGTTGGCGAACCTCTCCGCAGAAGCTCTCGCGGCCGCGCGGGCGAGCCTGAACCAGAAGGTGGTGGAGCGGCAGAAGTCGATGGGTGCGTCCCACCGTCAGACTTTGCAGCTCGCCGCCTCCGTCGATGGGCTCGATTCCTGGGCGCGTGACGAAACCGGGCGGGTGACCTGGCAGGACATGGAGATCCGGTCCATGGCGCAGGCCGCGGACGCGCTCGGGAAGATGGTCACCATGCTCGGCGTCCCGCCGACCGCGACGTGGGGGCGGATCCCTGGGGTGGAGAAGACCGACGTGCAGGAGTGGATGGAGCTCGCCGAACGCGGCGACCCCATCACGAAGCTGCAGGCCCAGTTGGCGCGGCAGCAGAAGCCGATCCCCGACGACCGGCCGTCGTTCACCGACACCAGCCCGTCCGAGCCCGCGGCGTAGACCATGGCTGCCTCACCCGAAGGCGCCCGCCTGACTGAGCAGCACCGCCTCGAGCAGCAGCAGGTCACCAACGGGTTCCTGACCGAGTTCATCGCCCTGTGGGTGTTGTTGGACACGGCCCGGCTGGACGACACCAGCCCCGGCTGGATCCAAGCGGTGGTGCGGCTCATCCGGGACTACCGGGCACGGTCGGCACGCGTGGCGGTCGCCTACTACGGGGCGTTCGCCGAGCAGGAACGCCCCGGCGGCGCCCCCGAGCTGGTGATCCCCCGGCTGTGGGCCCCCACCGAACAGCCAGCCGAACCGATCCCGCTACCGACCAGGTCGCGGAACCGGCTGGATCCGACCCCTGCGCAGCGGGACACCCGCACCGCAGGGCAGCGCAGCAACACCACCGACACCGGCCGTGGCCGGGTGCGTGTCACCTTCGACGACTCTGGCGTCGCCCGCAGTTCGGGGCGCCGGTCGCGAGTAGAAGTGCCTGACCTGACGTTCGAGCGCGAAGACCGCGCTGTGCGAGTGTCGATGGAAGTCACTGGCCCGGTGGCGCAGAAGTCGAAGACCGCACGGAACAAGCCGCTGGTGGCGGTGCGGGACGAGTCGTTCGAGGCCGCCGCAGGTTCCGCCACCCGCCACGTGTTGACCGGTGGCCGGCGTTCGCTCCTCACCCTGGTGGAGGCCGACCCGCAAGCGTTGGGGTGGGCCCGTGTCACCGACGGCGACCCGTGTGCGTTCTGCGCCATGCTCGCCTCCCGCGGACCCGTCTACGGGTCAGAGGCGGCGGCAGGGTTCTCCGCGCACGACGCGTGCGCCTGCACCGCCGAACCCGTGTACTCGCGGCAGGCGCCGTGGCCGGGTCGGGCCCGTGAGTTCCAGGAGCTGTGGCGCGAAACCACCCGCAACACCAGCGGCCGTGACTCGATCAACGCGTTCCGGCGGGCCTACGAACAGCAGCAGCGCGACGAACGACGCCGCGGTGTCGCCTAACCGACCTTGGTGAACGGTGCGCAGCCGTGGGTGCGGAACAGCTTGTCGCCTGGCTGCACGGTGACCAGCATCTGCCCGGCTTTGGATCCGTCGGAGGCGGTGATCGCGTCGAACGGTCCACCGGCGACGCTGGAATGCCGCGACCACATGCAATACCCGCCAGCCGGGGCGCCGGGGCTGCGGTAGGTGCCGGGCTGGATGTCGGAGCCGACAATCCATACCCCCTCACCGATCGTCCCCGCCGCCGCCGCTGTAGCTGGCGACGCTGCCGAGGGCGCTGCCGTTGGCGCGGTCGGGGCCACCTGCGCGGGCTGCTGGTGGGTCACCTTGTAACCGATGACCAACGCCGCCACCACGGCGGCGAGCACAAGCGGTAGCCGCACCAGATAGGGCAGTCGTCGTCGCTGGGTGTCGGTCACCGTGGCCTCCCGGGTGTCACGCACACCTTCGCCCAGATCCGGGGCCTCGTTACGGACCCCTCACTCTTCCCACCCCATCGGGTGGGTGGACGCCCGCGCCGCAACGGCGCCTGGCGTCGCTCGAAGCCCCGCAACGGGGCGCCTAGCTGGAGGCCGCAATGGCTGACGAAAACACCCCCGAGCTCGACCTGTCCGATGACGAGGCGGAGCAGCTGCTCGCCGACGCCGGCGACAAGCCGAACCCCGGGCCCGCGGATAAGCGACCGGACGACCAGGCCGACGACAAGACGGACTGGAAGGCCGAAGCCGAGAAGTGGAAGTCGCTGTCTCGGCAGAACGAGAAGGCCGCGAAGGAACGCGCCGCAGCGTTGAAGAAGTACGAGGACGCGAACAAGTCGGAGGCGCAACGCCTCGAGGAGGAACGCGACTCGCACCGGACCCGCGCGGAGAAGGCCGAGGCTGCGCTCAAGCGCCGCGAGGTCGCCGAAGAGCGGGCCCCTGAGCATGCCACGCCGGCGCAGATCCGGGCGGTCGCGAAGCGGCTCGCGGGTGACACCGACGAGGAACTGGAGAAGGACGCGGACGAGTTGTTCGCGCTCCTCGCGCCGGCCCCGACCGGGTCGAAGACGGCGTCTCGGCCGAAGGAACGCCTGCGTGGCGGGTCCGAACCGGACGAGGACGTCGAAGAAACCGACCCTCGAAAGCTCGCGGCGCTGATCCCGCGCCGCCAGTAACGATCCATCCGCACGGCTCCGCCACGGGCCGCCTGCGGGCTCCCCCCATTCACCTCTAGGAGGTTCCCGTGGCGAACTCTTTCATCAAGGCGCAGCGGATCGCCGCTCAGGCGCTCGGCCTGCTGGAACGGGAGATCATTCTCCCGGGTCTGGTGTGGCGCGACGCGGGCGGCGACTTCGCCGGCGCTGCGGGTGACACCATCACCCTGCGGGTGCCGGCCCGTACGCAGGCGCGTACCCGGCAGCTGCGCGGTGTGCGACCCACCACCTCTGAGGGTGCGGGCATCATCACGATGGACGAGCTGACGGAGACCTCGGTCGACGTCACCCTCGACACCGACGTGTACTCGGCGATCCCGATCACCGACGAGAACCTGACCCTGGACATCGTCGACTTCGGCGCGCAGGTCGCGGAGCCGCAGGTGAGGGCGGTCGCGGAGGGTATCGAGAACGCGGTCGCCGCGGAGATGACCGGCGCCACCTACGCCACCACCGTCACCATGGGCACCGCGGAGGGCGACCAGTACGACGCCCTCGTCGACGCCCGCATCGCCCTGAACAAGGCGAACGTGCCCATGACGGAGCGGTTCCTGGTCATCGGGGCGGACATGGAGGGTCGTCTGCTCAAGTCGGACGAGCTCCACCAGGTCGACAAGTCGGGTTCGAGCTCGGCGCTGCGTGACGCCACCCTGGGTCGCATCGCCGGCTTCACCGCCGTCGTCAGCAATGCGCTGCCGGCGAACGTCGGGTTCGCGTTCCACCGCACCGCCTACGTGCTCGGCATGCGCGCCCCGGTCGTCCCCGCCGGTGCGTCGGCTGGTGCGTCGACCAGCGCGTTCGGTCTGAGCATGCGGTGGATCCGCGACTACGACTTCCGCAACCTGCAGGACCGGTCGCTGTACGACACCTACATCGGCACCAACATTGTCGCCGACGGTGCGA